CCAAGGATAGGCTTAATACCTGCTGCTTTGGCAGCACGATACATCTCACGGTGTCCAGATAGCGAACCGTGGTCAGTAATTGCAATAGAAGTCATGCCAACTTCTACAGCACGGTCAACGTACTCTTGTGGGGTTGCAATGCCATCGAATAGGCTATAGTGTGTGTGAACGTGAAGTGGAGCGTAGCTCATTGTTTCCTCTGTTAGATTGAAAGTTTAAGTGGGGCAGTTTATAGTGATGCCCAGCACATTGTTTTACCAGTCCGAGTTGCTGGAGGTGACGGAAGCAGCCTGACCAAAGCCGAAGTAGAAGTTCTCCTGCTCTGCATAAGGAATCTCACGAACAACCTTTTCAAGGTCGAAAGCATCTAGCTCTCCCCACTTGTAAGGCTCTGAGTCTGGCTTGGTTGGAAGCAAGGTGTAGCTGGTTTCAGTTCCCTGACCATTACGCTTAATCTTCCACTCAAGGTTTGAGATTGAACCAGTCTCTAGTGCGTACTCACGAATGGTGTTGAACGCTGACTGCTTGCTGATACCTTGTGACCATACAGCCACATAAGGAGCTTCTGTGCCATCGTCAATAATGACGTTGCAGTAGAAGCGGAGGCGTGAACGCCATCCTGATTTTGGCTCCTTGCGAGCCATCTCACAGCCGTAGCAACGACCCTCAGAGTCAATTGTACACGCTGCCTTGAGCTTATAATCCTTTGGATTAGTGTGCTCTGCGATTACCACGGATAGTCCACGGTCCTCTGCGTAGTTTGCTGAGTCGCTGTCTAGCTCTTCAACGAAACGAATCTTGGCTGATTGACCGTCTGCTAGTTTTACCCAGCGTACTTTCTGTCCAGAGCCACCTGCGTTGCTGTCATATTTTGGCTTATCAAGTAGTGCGTTGATATCTTTTAGCCCTTTAATTACGCTCATAATATTCTCCTTATGTTTTTAGCGGATTACTAGTTTAGCATACCAGCGATAGTCTTGTCAAATGTTTCCTCAAGACTTTTTATTGCTTCATCTGACATATCGCCAATATCCTTATATTGTTTATCTAATTTAATTACGATAACACGAGAGCCAAGCTTTTCTATAATCTTATCTTTCATGTTACCGCCAGCTTCATCATTGTCTGCAATGACATATATCTCATTGAAGTATTTTTGAAGTAGGTCTGTTTGTATCTTGGATACGTTTGCACCCAAAGTTGCTACAGCAGGAAAGCCACACTGGTCAAGACGGATAGCGTCAAATGAAGACTCTACTACGTATACCTTGCTAGATGCTTTTACTCTGTGTAGATTGAATAATACTTTTGACTTTGGTAGTCCAGGTGTGTTCTTGAACTCTTTACCCTCCACAGAACGCCCTACAAAGCCCACAGGGACACCATCTGGAGAGGTCACAGGGATTGTAACCATATCTTGTTTCTCGCTGTAGCCAAGGTCAAACTTTTTTATAGATTCTTCTGTAATCAGTCTGCCATTGTAGTAACGCAAAGCACGAGGTGACTCAAGTGCTTGCTGATTTAGTCGCTTAATCTGTAATTCATCATATGGTAGGTAGTCTGGTTTTGTAACCAATGTTTGATTGATTTGATAAGAAAGGTCAGTCTCTGTTTCTTTAGACTTGATGAATCGTACCGCTTCAAAGTAGGTGCGAGCAGAAGTATGCATAACAAAAGCGGTTAAGTCACAGACGTGCTGACAGGAAAAGCAGAAGAAGAATCCAGAACGCTTGTCAATTTCTCCAGCAGGTGAGCGATAGTTATTGTGGAATGGGCAGAAGATAATGTAGTCAGAATCTACTTCTGATTCGATGTTGATTCCTGACCCTGCAAGGACTCGTTTGATTTGTTCTGGCGTGTATACGCTACCGTTCCGTCTATTCCTGTAATCCATTCGCTCTTTCTTCTTCCTACATATGTTCCGTACATTGATAATTGAAATGTAAAATATTCTGTTTTGCTATTAAATTCTATCGTAAAATCTGGGTCAATGTCAAGTCTTGGCACATATCCAGATAGACGCATTTCTGCGGTGACTAACCTAATGTATTCAATTTTTAGCCTACCGATAGCTGCTTCATCATGGATTTGACCATCCAAGAAAAACTGTTTAATTGGTTTATGGTGTATATTGACCATACTCCATTATAACTAGTTTTCTTCAAAGTCCTTGTATCGATAGTAGCCCTTGTCAAAATCAGCCTGAACCATAAATTCACCCATAAAACCATTACGGTTCTTACGGAACACACACTCAATAACATCAGAGTTAGTGGCACGACCAAGAGCAAGCACCCAGTCAGCATCGTAAGCAATCTGACGTGACCAAGCGGTCTGACCCAGTGTGGGAACAGTATCAAGCTTATTAACATCGTCAGGTGTTGCGGATGAGATGGCAATGATAGGCATCTCTTCGCTAATAGCCATAAGCTTAAGTTCACGAGACAAGTTCTTCATGCGTACCGTCTCGTTATCTGACTTCTGATTAGGCGACATAAGTTGTAGGTAGTCTACGATAACCATGTCTGGCTTATACTGGTCAATCTTACCACGAATTACTGATGGAGTAACTTCACCACCGCCATCGTTAGAAATAATGTGGAACTCTGGCTTGCCAGCAAGTTCCTTTTTGTGCCAACGCTTCAGGTCTTCAATCTCTACTTGACCATTGCTCATTTTACGGTGCGACCATAGACCCTCACCCATAATTGTAAATACACGGTTACGAACCTCAGTTTCACTCATTTCAAGCGAGATGATTAGTGGCGACTTACCCTGTTTCCAAGCCTGTACAGCAAAGTATAGAGCCATCCATGACTTACCAATACCTGGATAGGCTAGGAACACACCAAGCTGACCTGGCATAATACCAGCAGGTAGGTAGTTGTCAAAGCCAGCTAGACCAGTCTTAATACCGATAGCACCAAGTTCTTGTTGTCTGGCAAGGTTTTCAAAGTATGCAACAGCAGAATCTAGGTCTGTAGCATCGATGTCACGAATGACAGCAGTATTTTTGCGTAGCTCTGATGTCTTTTGAATTAGGTCTTCTAGAGCTTTTGTGCCTTGCCCAGACTGAACATCTGCAGCAGTAGAGCGTAGAACATCCTTAAGACTGTCATTAAGAAACTCAGACTGTAGTTCTTCAAGGTGGTACTTGGTAGCACCAACACCATCGATAGGAGCAAAGTCACGGAACTTTTCTACAACAAGAGATACAGGTGGAACTGTGCCATTAGCTTCAGAGTAGTTTCGAATAAACGTCCAGATATCGTTATGAGTACGAAGGATGTTGTCTACGTTTGCTTGTAGCAATACGTGGACCTGTTTGTCCTGTAGTACCGCTGAAATTAGCTTTGATTCTGTATTAGTCATTTAACCACTCCTTGGCTTTCGCCCTACGTTCTGCTCTCTCTTTAATGTCCTGCTGAAGTTGCTCTCTTGCATCGACTACTTTGTCTGCGTAGTTTGCAAAGTATTTCCAGTTAGGATTAGGGCTGACGCTAAAATAGTATTCTAGCAAGTCATAGCACTCTGGTAGTCCGTATGACTCTATGAGAGCGTCTGCAGCCCATTGCTCAACGTTAAGGTTGAGTGTTACTCTTTGCTCATAGTGCTTGGTGTGCAACTTAGCGTAGCGACTGAGCAAAGCCATTCGGTCTTTGCGTTCAGCCATTACTTACCGTCTGCCTCTTCTTGAGACTCTCGTACTTTTTCTGCAAGCTTTGTTTCTACAAAGCCATAGACACGCTCAAACGCTTCGTTGACTGTTTCGCCCTCACGTCTATTGTCTGTAATGCTAAGGTCAATTCTTAGCGACTGGAAGTTGCCAAGGTTAAGCGTATAACCAAGTCCAACTGTCACTTTAGTGTTTTCGTTTTCCATACCCAATACTCTCTTCTATTAGATTTCTTCATTCCACACAGGAATGAAACGACCATCTTCGGTCCTTGTATAAGTAAGTATACCATCACCCATACGTCTTGTCAACTCCTGTTTGGTAGGAGTTATGTCATTTGTAATCAGCTTATCTTTGCGAGGCTGACCAATGTGGTAGGTAGCTAGTATATCACGAATTTCGTGAACCTGCAACTCAGAGTAATAACTTCTTACCTGCCACCCAGTTGCCCCACCTTTTTGGCTACCAGTTGGATGTGGAATTACTCCACGCTTCATTAGGTTTGGCATATATTTCTTATGTCTGTTGACTAGTATTGCTGTCTCTCCAACAGTATAAGCTTTTTTACGATTACGTTTGAAATCAGAAACAAGACAGCTTTCAATTTGGTCCTTAATTATATTATAAACAGACATGATTCCATTGGAGCGATTGATGTGATGTACTCTTACCAGGTCTCCATTTAAGAACCAAACCTTTTTGCTACCTGGGATTACTGGAGCACTGTTATATGCTTCTCTGTCCATAATTATACGTCGTTTGGAATTCCGACTGCAATAATATTTACGCCTATGCTTGCATTACCCTTGCGGTCAAAGTCCACTGTGAATGTGACCTTTGATGTTGTAATTTGGGTAATCACAATCTTTGCATCCTTGCTGGCTGCTGTTTGGTTGACGCTCTGAATAGTTGCAGTAACAATTGGTGGATATTTGAATGTTGTATCAAAATCAATACTTTCAGAGATTGATGTTGTTGCTGTTACAGTTTTATTATTTGTAATGTTCTTGTATCGTGCAACAACCATAGTCTCTGCTGTGCTAATAGAAATTGGTCTCTGTCCAGAGCCAATATCGACCTTTGACTTTGTAAAATTAATTGAAGCTTTTTTAGATAAAGCGTTAAGAGTTTCAACTATTTTTGAAATATAGAAAAAGTCAATCGGCTGACCTCTTTGTGGAATTGGTAAGTTTGCCATAGTAAGTATATTATACCATAACTAAATGGTTCCACCATCAAAACCTAGTTGCTCTGTGCTAACTGAGTCTGACTCAAATACTTTAAAAGCAGCAAATAGTTGTTTTGGGTATGTGGGTAATTGGACTAATGCCTTTACATATTGCATACCTGCTGGAATTGTAGCGTAAACGCTGTTTCCAGATACAGTTGTAAAATATGTAACTGTGTCTGTTACTGGTGTAGATGTTCCCCAAGCTATATATACATCAAATGTATCTGCCCCAAGACCTTCTGGAATATCCCAGCTTATTCTCATTCCAGTTCCATCTGAAATAACCGTATGAGTTACAGAATAACCAACACCAAGAAGCTCTTCTACTGTCTTTGCAGTAATTGTGTGAAATGATGACCATTGAGATGTTTTTAAGAGGTCGTCAGACACTACTCTGTATCTTACGACATATGTGCCATCTATTGTAGCATTAGGCAAATCTTTTCTTAAAATTCTTACCTTTTTGACTACCTCGTCAGTTGCCATTATGGTGCTCCAATGTCTAGAGCAAATCTAAACTCTACATAGTTTGAAGTATTTTCTTGCTTAATAACTGGCAAAAGGTCTGATGTTTTTAGTACAGAATATCCTGTCAGTCCGTACACTGGATTTGTTGTAGCAACATTTTCTAGCCTAATTCCATCAAGAGCAATCCAGTGTCCAGTCGTTGTGCTTGTTGCAACCTCAATAGTCACTCTTGTTACCTGGTTCCAGGCAAATGTTGAGGTCGGTATAGGATATGTCATGTTTTGAATTTCTGTATCTACTACAACATATCTATTATTTGTTAAATCATATTCTCCAGCACCTGTTCCATTAGTAATAGTTTTATTTATTTGTGCATAAGTAGTTCCAGCTGTTCCATTTGAATCTGAGAATGTTACAGTTAAGTTTACTGTTGCTGGGGTAGTGCTAGACGAACCATTAATAACTGTAAAAGCTACTTTGATAATATCTGTTGGAGAGTTCTGGCTTAAATCTATGTTGACACCATCTAGTTTGATTGTGCTTGTATCTCCATTTAAAAGAATAACGTTGTTTAAATACCTTGGTCGTTCATATCTTGCCAATCTAGCAGCATCTTCAAATCCAGCATTGTCTGCAGTTATTTGATATGTTCCAAAAGATGCTGTTGAAAGTGTTGCAAAATCAATGGTACTTGTTTCTATGGTAATCTCTGAACCGTCGGTGTTTACCCAATTTTCCCCATCTGCAAAAGTAAACAGCTGCTTGCTGTCATATAGCCCCGCTATTGAGTTAGATGCTGCTGAAAAAATGCCAACCTCTGTAATTTCATATCTTTCTTCAGTTGGAAGCTCTGCTGTCAAAACGACGTGGGATACGCCATCGTCTGTTGTGACAAATCCACGAGATGTAATTGGCACTCTAAACATTTCGAAGTCTAGGTAGTCTTTTGTCGAATAATCACTAAAGGTATTTGTTGGCTTTGCTCCACAGCCTATTGCCATGTATGCAGCATATCCTGGCACCTGACCAATAAGATATTTTCCTAAAATTGATTTTCCAGTATTCGTAATCATGTTGTATATATTGTATCATCTTCAACAGAGGTGTATGTTAAAAACTCTACTTCTACCCTTTCGTCTTCTCTAATATTAGAGACTTCTATAATTATATCATTTGTACCAGCCTCAAGATATACCACGAGATTATTGGTTGGCTCTGATGGAATATATCTCTCAATGCTTAGGATATAATTTTCAATTAAATCTTTTTCTGTTTGACTAAAGGATAGGATGTTTTGTGGATTATACTCAAAAGCCAGTTGCGTAATATTTTTGATTGGCTGATAAATAATGTCTTGACCATTTAGCGAATCGTGTCTAGAAAGATTGATAAGCTCAGTTGCAGAAAAGTCTTCAAATAGCAGGTTAGTCATCTCATCAATATCCTGAGTTCTATCATCAACTATAAACAAGTTTGATGTAGCAATTTTGTTTGACTGCATACGTCTAATAGACAGGTCATTTTTTGATGTGCTATTTTTTGGTACTGCGTCTACCATATTACACTACCTCGCTTAAATAAATTGTTGTGGATGGACCATCCTGATTTCTATTATACTCTATAGAATACACCACAAATCTAGAGCCATCTGCAGAAATCTGATTTATCTCTGTACTGTTAGTGTTGCTTGTTGGCATTTGGTAATCAATTTCTAGAATGTCTCCCAGCTGAATAATTGGCATACCAAAAACCTCTATTCCTACAGAACGTCTTGGCTTCATTAGTTTTGTTGCAATCCAGTCCATCAGCCCTTCGGCTGCATCTTGAGACTGAATGTACTGACCACTAATATTAAACTCTTTCTTTCCATATGTCATTCTGCTATTTTTAATATCATAATAAATATTATTTGCATTAACTGGATTGTCAAATAATGAGTCACCGCTAAATGTTGGGTTAGAGAAATCTGACTTCTTTGCAAAGAATTCATCGACTGTCAAGTCGTGCTCTGACTGCTGTGTAAAGGTTACGCCAAGAATTCTTAGGTAATTTCCAGTTGTAGAGTCTAGGTTTAGTACTGTGTCTGTTGTATTAAATATCAAGAACTCTGCTCCGTATGGGTCTGCTGCAAACCCAGAAATGGTGTAGCCTTGCAGTTTATTGAATGTTGGAGCTATCTTAGCTTGTAGAGCTGGATAAGCCTTGTCATACTTAATGTTAAAGTATGAGCACTCACGCATAATGGTTCCAAACTCATCGTAGTATATTAAATATTCTGGTGGCTGTAATGCACTAAGACTTTTTACGTATGTTGACTGAATACCTGCACCCAAAGCATACTTTGAGTATGTTCCAGATGTACTAGAAAGTTTACCGTCGTCAAAGACTGTTGCAAATGGGGTGTCTGCTTTTGGTTGCTTATTGTATGCCTCGTTTGGTGTGATGGCATAAACATTCTCAAACATTACCCTAGACGCACCACGAACAAACAGTGCTACGTTATTTACCATGTTTATTGGAGAAGTATCTGTTATAGAGGCGATAAGGTTATTGTTAATAAAAAGATTAAAGACCCTCTTCTTTCCAATCTTTGTATGCTCTATAGCTAGGTCATATACTGTTGGATATTCTTCCCCAGTTACCCTGGACTGACCAGTAAACTTTCCGTCATCAACAAGTATCTGGTGCTGCCCCCTCCAAAGCAATAGTGGTATGGCTGGGTCAGTAGAGGTTTTTCCAGTTTCTTTTTGTATCTTATAAAAAAGAACATTGTGAAAACCATTATAAACGTTGTTTTCTGTTAGAGCAACTACTTCAAAGTAGTATCCTGCATTGGTAGCATTATCAATTCCAATTGCAATACCTCCAGATGCACCAGCAACTAGCGTATTTTGACTTGGTTGCTTTGACTCAATGTTTGCCAATGACATACTTCCAACTGGTGTCTGGAATCTGTCTTTTGAGTTCTCGTAGTTTCCAACTATTCTAAGCCTTGTTCCTAAATGAGCATACTCTCTTGTTAGTGGCTTGTATACATAAGATATATGGTCAGATGGTTTTGTTCCTGTTCCCGAAAAGCTTGGTCCATCAAAAACAAATGCTGATGACTGAACAGAACCTACCTGAGTTGTCTTTAAGCTATTGACTTTTGTTTCCGTAAGCTGCTCTGAAGATAGAACATTTTTAATAATTCCATTTCTAGTTGACTTTTGTGCAACAGCGTTATTCTGACCTGCTAAGGCATTTGTAGTTGCTGGAACCACCTCTGGTAAAGTTGTTCCATAGAACAAAAACTTAGATTTCATTTTGCAACCTTTTACATAGGTGTTGCTTGCCCAATCAGCAGACAGTCCTGCTGGATGAGAAACTACAGATGTTCCAAACTGACCTCTACCGTGCTTTACCACACTGCCATTAACAATATCTCCATTTGAATCGTACTGTGGCTCTGTAAAAATTCTTACCCTGCCTGTTGGATATATTTTTCCACCAAAAGTTAGTTTTGAAAAATAGTTTTGATACTCTTCTACACTCTTAATCCAAACGTTTCCATAGACTGGAACATTATATTCTACAGCGTCATATCTAATAATTTCTCCGTTTGCATAAAAATATCCTTTGTATCTAGATATCCAATAAATTCCTTCACCAAAATCGATGATGTTGTTGATAACTTCGCCAGAGCTTACTGTGGGCAATGTTGCCGAAAGCTCTGTGTTTAGAGGAATGGCACTAAGTGAATATGCCGAAGCAGTAGAAAGCTCATCATTGACCGACTTAGTATTTTGTTCTGGAGCAATCTCCCAAAGCAATACAGGCTTATATTGCCAGGTTCTTTCTGAATCAACCAAGTAGGACTGTTTCAAAGAGCCATATGATTTTTGAATGTACTTAGATGAATACATGATTTTACCGTCATTGTATACGTCGGCAACCTGTGCTTTGATATCCATAATGTTTGATAGGTTTGATGGATTTGTAGAGCTATTTTCAATAGCACCAGACTCAGCAAAATCAATGCTTCCATAAAGAGTTGCATTAGTTGAACGCTGTGTGCTGGTAGGCATCATGTAGTTTTTTGACATAAAGATTAGGTTGTTTGATTCGTCAAAGAAGATGGCTGTCTGGGTTGATATCGCTAACTCATTTAGCACCTCTGCTACAGTTGTCTCTGGTCCAATAAAGAAGTATGGAATGATTGGGTCATCTTCATAAACAGTATTTCCATTTTCTGTAATGGTGTTACCATCTGCGTCTACCTTCGGAACTTTCAAAAATGAATAATTTGAGAAACCAACGGAATCTAAAAGAACTGATGCTGCATAGCTTAGTGAAACATCTTCTAATAGAATCTGTGGTGCAGTTAGTGATTCGAAGTAGAAGTATAGGTCTCTTAGTCTTATTGTAACTGCCCTGGTCTGATTATTGATATCTGGGAAGCCTTCTGCATACAAAACTTTTTGAGGAATGTAGTAGTCATAGCCATTAACATCAAGAACTATTTCATAGAATTTAATTTGTAGATTTTGTGTAGATAGCGATTTAATGATGCTGCTACTGTTATAAATATTAAATGCTTGGTCATAGTCAAACAAAGTGATGGACCCTGTGCCAGCAAGCAACCTTCCTACTGGCAAACCGCTAGTACCAATATCTGATGCATCCTTTTTAATTGAATAGTTTTCTGTTTTTTCTGTTAAGTCTATAGCAAGTCTAGGAGAAATTTCAATTAGGTCAAATGTTGAGTCTGCTTTATTCATTGTCTCTACAACAACACGAACACCTTTAATGTTTTGAAATTCTCTATAATATGTCGTCCCACCACTAGAATATGACTTAGTATCCACTAGCTCTGTGACATATGGAGTTGTTCTGTTTACAGATTCGTCGTACTTGTACCAGCCATATGTTGGGGTAAATGGTGCATCATAAGATAAGCCATTCCACACGTAGTATTGACCGATGTCTGTAGAACTTGTTTTTACCAAGTAAGCATATCCAGTAACTGATGTTGTTGGAAGTAAGTCTGAGCTTGAATACTCTCCAGCATAAACAAAGTTTGTTGTATAGCTTCCTGGAATATTTGTTAAACCATAAGCAAGCTCTACATAGCCATTGTATGTGACAACATCTGTAGTAAAGTTTGTGGCTGTGGTCCACTTTGAAGTAGCAGGGTCAAGGTACTGAATCTTCCATTTCAGTGGTGTTGCTTTGTTGGTTGAACCGTAGAATGGGTCAGAGAAGCTTCTATATCCGTCTTTAAATGTTCCTAGGTCAATTGAGCCGATGTGAGACTGCATCTTTACAACAATTCTATTTGCAGAGACAGCGTTTCTATATACAACAAATGGTGCTGCATCGTCAATAAAATGTTCGCCACCAGATGTTTTTGAGATTCCTCGCTCTACAGTCGTAGAACCAGATGTTTCTGTTCTAAAAGAAGTCCAATACTTAAATTTGTCATTCTTGTCGGCTAGGTAATACCTCGGTCTCTTAGCCATTTCTGGGTGAGTGTGATTAATCCAATCATCTGCAAAGTATACAAGCTTATTGATTCCTGAGCGTGGTCTAAATCTATTTAGACAATCTTCTAGGGAAAATAATTGTTTTCTTTTTTCATCAGTTGTTGCAAAAACAGCAGGGGTTGATGTATCGCTATATCCAGAGTTTAGCACAACATCTGCATCTGTTGCACCATAATAATATTTTGGTGATGAGGCAGATGTTTCTAGTGCCCAGTCATCTTGCACTACGCCAAAATTTGCTTCTGTAGGGCTGGCTACTGTTGGACGGAATCTGTAGTTACCAATCTCAAGAATATTTTGTGCTGTATTAAGATTCCATTCTGCACAAACAAGCGAACGAATTTTTAAAGATGAAGAAGATTCTAGGTGTGCCTTTAATGTTGCGTCAGTATACATTTAAACCTCTTCCAGTGTAATAGAAATATTCCATAGGTCGTGATTAGTTCCTCCACGTCTTTCAACTGTGTATGAGAAATCAGAAATAAACATTTCTACTATTTGATTGTATTTTCCAAGGTTTGCATATTTATCAGTTACACCAGTAACTGCATCAAAGTTATTAAACTTATCGTAAGCTAGGTATACCCAGAAAGAACCCTTGTGATTTTCGTACCAGTCTAGCAAATCCACTCCTCCAGCACCGCCGTCTGATGTGTATTGATACAAAAATGTTCCACTAGACGGACCAATTGTATCCTTTAGTCCTGCGTATCCAGTAGTAGATGCTTCTCCAGTTGAATAGTTAAAGTCTGGGCTGTTAGAGAAAGAACGAGATGGCAACAGTTGCCAAGATGTGGAAATTTGAAGTTTATCTGCAATATGATATGACCGCATACGACCATTAACCATTCTTCTACGAGACTCAATACGCATAGGCTTTACATCTATTCCAGAGCGATTGTCGTCAGACAGGATTAGAAACTCTCCTACTGCTGTTGCCTTTGCGTTAGTTAAAGTTGGGGTTCCAGTTGTGGTATTTGTTACCCTAAAGTATGTTGAAGTAGCAGCAGTAACTGTAAATTGACCGTTAAACCCAGAAATAGATAGACCAGAAATGATAACAACATCTCCAACCTGAAACGTATTGTTTGCTGTATACTCTACTGTGCCAGAGCTTGGATAAGCGTCGTTTACTGCAGTAATTGAAGCTATAGAGTTTACCTCTTGTCCTAGTGGAACGTAGGTTCCGCTTACAAGAGTTCCAGAATTTTCTGAGAACATAATTCCCTGTGGTCTTTGGTATTGTTTTCTACCAGTCATGTACGCTAGTCCAGCCATTAAAACCTATTGCTCCTAATATTTTGAGATTCTACACGTCTAATGCTATCCATTACTCTGTTTGCAATTTCATTTGCATCAGAGGCTGACGACACGTTAACGCTTATACTATAATTATACACTGAACTGCCTAGCATTCCAGTATCTTTTACAGTTCCACCATTTGCATATCCATTTATCTTGCTTAGTGTATCTACACCAATTCTATCTACCGCAGATTTTCTAATAACGAATTCTCCAGGAGTTAACATAGCTGGAACGGTATCTGTTCCATTAGCAAAGCCACCAGCAGCAAAGTATGATGGAACCATACCGCCCTTTGAGAACTTAAACTTAGTATTTCCAAACTGATACAAGTTGTCCTTATATTGTAGCAACGCAATCTGTGCTTCAATCTGACTTCTGTTTTTGCCGCCAGCTGTAATTGCAGATAGGTCCCTTTGACGCTGTGCTTCAATGGCTGCACCCTGTCTGTCAAAGCCTAGGTTTGAAGCATATGACCTTGATTCTGCAGCAGCATTAGCAGCAGCAGCAACGTCACCACGAGATACGGCATCAGCGAGGTTTAGCTGTAATTGCTGTTGACGAGTAATTTCTTCATTAGCTTGCTTAACCTTTTCTAAGGCTTCAACCCTCTTGTCATAAGTTTTATTAATCTTATCTTCTTTATAGGCAATAATGTCAAGTGCTATTTGAAGAAGGTCAATCTTCTTTTGTGTGGCTTCTAGTCGTGCCTCTAGTGCTGTCTTTTTATCTCCACCGCTAGTATCGGTAAGCTTGCCAAAATCTGTTGTCTTATAAAGATTCATAATTTTTGCAATTGCAATTGCTTGTTCTGTAAATGTTCCATTGTTTAGCAATGCTTGGGTTTGATTATCAATCATATTATTTTGAGCCATAACTAGAAGCTTAAACTGTTCATTAATGTCTCTCATATTGCTAACAACCTTTGTAAGATTAGCATCCCCAATTTCTTTGAGCATTTTAGCAACAACTAATTGCTTTGCCTCTTTTTGTAATCCATTAAATTGTTTAGAAAGTTGAGCAACTCCACGTCGATATTGGTTTGCTGAAATCAGACCAGCGTGATATTGGTCTTTAAGTGCTTGTAATGCAGCAAGACTTCCGCCTGCTGCTGTTTCAAGGTTTTTCTTTCCTGCTTCTGTTGTTGGTGATGTGTCTGTTCCATACTTTACCATTCCAGAACCACCATTTAGACCAATAAGGTCTGTGGTTTTTATTGAACCAATACCACGTGCTGCTGCACCGACCTGACCGACCGATACTCCAAATGCTTTTTGTCCAACTTTTGTTCCAATTCCAAACTGACTTCCAACACTTGTTGCACGACCAGCCATCATAGAAATTGCTTGTAGCTGCTGCTGAACTTCTTCATTGCTATATCCTTGTGCTCTTAATTGCATTCCAAGATTTTGAAGTGTCATTTGTGCATCTACTGGATTCATGTTCTTTAGTCTAGATGCTAGCTGCTTATTTTGCTTTTTAAATTCTGGGTCTTTGGCTAGGGCAGCAACAGTTCCAGAGTTTTGAGCACCAAAACCACCACCAAGAGATGTCTCACGAATTGATGAAGTAGGAGTAATGTCTCTGCCAAAGAATTGAGATGCAGCAGATTTTTGACCCTGTGAAGCCAACTGGGACCTACCAACAGCTACCCTGGCTTCAACTCTCTTCTTTTCTTCATCTGCTGCTGCTTTTGCAACTGCACCAAGCAAACTTATTGCTGTAATTGCAATACCAATTGGTCCAGCAAATCTAAGGAGTAGTGGAACAACTTTGCCCAATACCCCACCAAACATACCAACAATAGATGAAACCATTGATACAGTATTAAGCATTCCTTGCATTTCTGGTGGTGCTGCCATAGATGCCATGGCTGCAGCACCTGCTACACCAAAGCCACCACCACTAATTTTTCCGCCAATATTAATCTTGCCAGTTTTAACTTGATTGTATCTAACCTTTGCTCTAGCAAGCCTCATTTGGTTCTTTGTTTTTCTTGACAAAGCATTTCCGTTTGCTCTCATTGCTGCTGCTTCAGCAGCCTGTCTTGCTTCTAGGTCTCCAGGAGTTTGAACTCTTCTTCTACCACCAGACTGTGTTCCACCTGGTGTAATAATCATTGGTGCTGTGCTTCCACCTGGGTCCTGTGCTCTTCTAGCTTTTCCAGATGCTCCACCAACAACAGCATTTGCAAGTGTTTGTCCAGCAGCCTTAGCATCATCTACCTGAGACTTTGCACCACTATTAAGAGCCCTTCCATAATCTTCACCTGCATCAATGGCTTCTTGTGGTGGAGAGTTACGCTTAGTTGCTCTATCAAATCCGTTGGCAACTGCATCATTCCAAGCTTTCTTAACTCTTTCAGCAAATGACATTCCTTTTGCTCTTAGTTGTTGTGTTGGAACTGTTACAGCTTTACCAATTTCGCCTTCTTTTGTTATTTGTGTAACGCCCTGCTGACCTCTTTGTACCATTGCCTGTGCAGACTTAGTAAGATTTCCAGATTTAGCATATTCTGACATTGGAACTGATTTAGGGTCTGTCAGGTGTGCAAGAACTAGCTCTTCTTCTGGAGGAAGCATTCCAGATAAATTTTCCCCTGTTTGTAGATAACCACGTTTTTTATTTTTATAAGATGCCAGTCTCTTAAAGATACCCATTCTTCCAATTGAGTCAACTCTTCCACTCTTTCTAATTCTTAGCTTAGTTGGGTCTTCTACCGTAGTTAGCTGTGACTGAACTCTTTGCACTGCAGAAAGTTGCTGTGGTGTAAGCATATCTGAGTTTGCAGCTACTGCTTTTTTAAATTCTGCTCCAACAGCTGCGTCACCAATTTTGCCTGGAATTCTTGAAATGCTTTCACCTAGGGTCTTTGAAGTTTTTTCTACAAACGCAACTAGTTCTGGATTTCTTTCAATTTCTCTTCTAATATTTGCTTGAGAAACTCTCTGACCGCTTTCAATAAGCATCTGAGTTGCTGCTTCGTGTAGAATTGGTGAAAGAACTTTTCCTCCACGAGCCAAAATATTTTTACCAAGACTTCCAGCATCTGCCTTGCCAGCTTTTAAGTCATAGTTTTCTGTTGCTGTAAATAATCCAACTGCGTTTGTGTAAGACTTTACGTCTGGACCTCCAACAATGCTTCCACCATCTGGACTTGCATATCCTGGAACCGTTCCTGCTGCAATATTTTGCAACAATGGAAGATACTGCTTAGTTCTCTTTGCACTTGTAATAAACTCTCCATTAGATACCATAGCTGGAATAGAGTCTGATGTTCCACTTCCTGGACCCATAATCATTCCACCTTCAGCAAATCTTTTAACTGGTGTTGCTGGTCTCATTCCAGAAGCAGCAATATTTCTTTGATAAGCAGCAGTTAGTTGATTAAGTGCTCCTGCCTCAAGAGTAAATGTTTGGCGAAGTTTATTGTGTGCTTGGTCAAGTGAGGATGCGATTGCAGCAGCCTCTACTTGCTCATTGGTCATATATTGTGTTTGACTTGCTAAGTCTCTAGAGCTACCGCCAAGTTTATTAAAACCATTCTTCATAAGAGCAAATAGTTTAATGATGTTTGCTGCACCGTTTGCAATCAGACCGAATGTCATTAGGAAGATTGGACCGATACCACCAATTAGACCAGTAGCATTAACAATAAACTGCTTGATACCACTGTCAAGATTATTAAACGATTTTAGAATATCTGAACCAAACTGGACAATTGGGGTAATAGCTTTTAAGAATTCTTCTCCAACTGGGGCAAGCTGAACCTTAATATCTTCAATGGCTTTTTGAAACTTATACATAGGTGATTCTGACAGCTTCTTAAGCTCTGAATTGGCAAGTTTTGCAAGGTCCGTAGAAGATGATGCAGCCATTTCTAGTACACGACTAGCCTGAGTACCCTCTCCAATTACGTTTTTAAATAGTGTTGATAGACGTGAGAACTGGAACTTACCAAACAATTGCTCAATTGCTTGTGCACGGTTTAGTGGGTCTAAGGTATCTAAGGCTTTAGCAAATTCAATAACAGTTCCTCTAACGTCACCCTTATTTGCTTCTACAATTTGTTTTAGATTAATTCCAAATCCAGCTAAAAAGTTTGATGCTTTTTCAGTTGGATTAATCATAGAGGCAAGACCAGACTTTAGTGCGTTTGCACCTTCAGAGGCATTGATACCACCTTCACGCATTGCTGTTAGGAAGAATGTTAGGTCTTCTACGTTACCACCCAATTGTTTAATTACTGGTCCTGCTTTTGGAATAGCCTCTGTTAGGTCTTCAATAGATGTTACAGTTTGGTTTTCAACTGCGTTTAAGAAATTAATTTTTTTACCTAAATCTTGAGCTTTTACTCCAAATGCATCTGTTAGGGACATTGTAGTTTGCAATGCCTGTTGTTGCTCTACGTTACCAAGAACTGCTAGTCTGTTTGCCTGATTAACCTGAGATAAAAGTGCAGCACCAGTTTTACCAGTTGCAGCAGCGGAAGCTGCCAATTCCATAGTTTTTGATGCAGCGACACCATACTTAGTAAACTCTGTTGCTAGGTCACGAATATCTTTGAGTGCTTTATTTGTTTCTTGAGAAGTAGTAAAGATATCTCCATAAACACGTTTGAACTTGATAGCTTGAGCTTCCATTTCCATAAATGTTTTAGCTGCTGTACTTCCTAGAATACCCAAAGGAATTGTAAAACCAACCATAAGCTGACGACCAGCCCACTGGGTGTTTTTACCAAAGTTTAGAAGGTTTGTTGAGCCTTGCTTTAATAGTTGATTTAGCAATGCTTGCTTTTGTGCAGCCATGGCTGTTTTTGTTGCAAGATTTTCCATGTCAAGCACAAGTGGTCTGACTTTGATTGCTTGCATTGCACCATTTGCATCACGCCCCAATTGAATGTATTGTGTCTGCAGGTCTTTTACACGTTCACGTGCAACCTTGTTTATAGTGTCAAATTCAGACTTAAATAGTTTTCCAAAGCTTTTGGATGCCCCACCTGCATAACGAAAATACTCTCGCATTGAGAGCTTGTTCTTTTCAAGTGAGCTAGTGAAAGACTCTGTAGTAGTCTTAATTGTTGTTAGACTTGCTGCAAACTTACCGCTTGCATTTACATTGTCAAGTAGTGTTCTTTGTAGATTCTTGGCTGCCGCTGCTTGTGCAGATGACGACCTTGCCATTTGGGTTTGAAAGGCTGATATCTGATTCTGAAGTGCCTTGATACTCGCCATTGCATCTGACGTATCAACGTTTACTTTTATATTAGATTGGATATCAGCCATTCATTTGCACCCCTATTAGACGTTACCGCCGATTACTGCACTTCCAGTTAGGTCAATACCTGATGCCTCATTGATGATAGCATACACTGTTGGAAGGTCTAGTACCTCTTCTAGTTTTTCTAGTTCAGCAAGCTCTGGTTCGAACTGCTGCATTGCAAGAACAACGCAGTTCATAAGAACGGTCATTGATTTGTTGTTGTCTTCTGCAACTTCGCTAATCTCGTCAAATGTTTCCATAAACTTTTTTAGCAATGATATTTTTAAAGGTCGCACCTTGATAACTGTTCCATCAAGTAGAGCGATTTCTTTTTCTTGAGTAATGGTTAAAGCCATTGATTCCTCCTACTAGGTTTGTAATAGAAGTATATCACATTCTAGTCCCATTTTTCGTAAGATAGACCCATCCCTAAACCAAAACCAGCTTTTTGAGCATTTTGTCCTTGTAGTGCCAAGATGTCATCTGGGTCACTTGTTGCCCCTCCACTAAATACCCTAGCCTTCATAGCTTCCCATGGGTCCTGCTCTTTCTTACCACTTTGCTCGTCTAGGTCAACGCCTTGTAGACCTGCCAAGAATCTTTTATCTAAATAATCTAAGTCTCTTTTTATACTTAGTGTCGCCAATAGTTCTGGCAATGACATCGATGATTCTAGCTCTTCATAGTCTTTCCAAATACCAAGCAAAAAAGCCTCTGACTCTATCTTGGCTAAGTCAAAGTCTGCCCAAGTACTTGTCTCTTTTTCTTCATCATTTTTAGCGTCACCATCTTTAGCTGGACCAAGGTATCCAGCTATCTCAACAATTTTATGCATTGTGGCAATATCTATATTATCCTCAACATCTTCTACTGTTTTAATTGCTGGTAGATATTGCTTCATGGCTACCAGAACGCATTCAGACATTTTGGAAATACTCTCTATGCTATTAGGAGAACCTTTTACTAACTCTAGCTTTTCCATAAAATCTCTTAAGTATTTTATCTTTAATGGAACGATATATAGTTCTGTTCCGTCAATTAGCGATACCGTCGCCGTTTCATATATTTTAGTAGCCATCTATCTAGTATACCAAAAAGAAACTCCCCCTACCGAAGTAAGGGGAGTCTCAACTATTAAGTTATGTTTATAGAGAGTTGTAGTTAACTCCAGGGTAACCAGCCTTGCTGCCAGCTGCAACGGTGCGGTCAACAATCTTTCCGTATGAACCTGAGTCATTTGGAAGTAGACGGAATGAAACGTCAAACATTGTTGCTGCATCTCTCTTTGCTGCTACTGTAACGCTATCGATTGAGATAGCACGGTAAGCAACATAGATACGTTCGATTGCAGAACCAACTTCACAGTCACCAGTTCCTGGACCAACTGCGACTAGACCAGTCTCAATTGGGCAGTCTCCGATGTTTCCTGCAGATAGGTTAAGAGTATCCTCTTGACCAATCGGGAAGTTACTTGGAGCAATATATGCATCGGTTGTTGGACGAGCCAGAACCAATAGCAAGTTTTCTAGCGTAGCTTCTGCAAAGCTTGTGTTAAGGTTAACAGTCATGCCCTGCTTGTAAAGCTTGGCTACGTCTAGTACCTGGTCAACAGAAACTTCTCCAAAGTCTGGAGCGAAGGTTAGTTCAATACCGTTGCTGGTGTAACCAACGTTGCGGAATGTTCCAGTTGCAGAAGATAGTGTTTCTTTGTATGCAGTGCCATTTGTCGCCAATGGAAGGTTTGCATCCGCCATTTCGCCTTCTTTGAAAGCGAAGAGAGCAGCTGCACCAACAATGATGTTAGCACTTGTACCACGTGTATATGCCATAATTTATTCACCTCTTATTTCTTATGGAATTAATAGGCGGTGTTTCCTCAATATAAGTATAACGACTTTTTATGATTAAATAGATTCTTGATTAACCATATGGTAGTCATACTCAATAATAATCTTGTTACCGCCATAAGTTCTGGCAGTACCAAAATCAATAATGTCTCTTACCTCTTCAAGTTGATAGACCTTGAAATTGTGAAAGAAAAAGTTTGGTTCAATAACGATACCATTTACAGTAATTGAGCCCTTTGCTCTTGCCCAGTCGTTTAATTCTTGGGCAGTTTCATCTTCTCTGTCCATAAGTCTAAGAATTTTTTCAGTAATCTTGACCATGTTTAGAACAGAATTTTCTGCTGTAGCATAAAAATAGTATAATGCCTGTTCACATTTAATGTGTGGAAATGGCTTCTTTCTCATACGTATTAGTCTGTCATAAGTACACATAATTCCACCATCTGGAAATGATGATGTTAGGTTGTCAATTGTAGAAGGTGTTGTTGGAAAAAATGGAATGGTGTCAAAACCCAATGCCTGTAATTTTTCTTTAAGATATTCATTTATCCACAACATTGGTGTATTTAATACTGTAGTTTTTGTCATTAGTTAGCTCCTCCTGCTGCCCCTGAAATCCAGCGATATCCTGTTGTATAGCCTAAAGACTTCCCACCACGTTTTGCACTAGATAGGTTTTTTCTATACAATTCTGGAGTCTGTAAATATTTCTCAATTCCACTTGCTCTCAAAAATGATTGAGTAAGATATGTCTTAAAGAATGATTCAAATACCTTTTTAAATCCACCCTCAGCTTCAGAACCGCCAGGATTTTTAACCTCTACTGAACCAGACACAAAAAACTCTTTTCCATCCTCTTCAAACCTTAGCACCCTTGCTTTTGTTGGCTTAATTTTAACAGAAATTCCACCCTCCATAATTCTTGCCTTGTTATAAAAGGGAACATTTGAACCAGTTTTAATAGACTTTGATTGAGAAAATGTTGAGAAAAAGGTTAGGTTTTGGTTGTCGGATGTGTAGCCAATATCAAACAATCTTGCTCCTGGCTTTCCTACCTGATACCATTCATAAACGTGATGTAGCATTGCTGGGTCTACCCTTGCGTTTGTATCTACATAATCGTATATTGCTTCTTTTAATTCTGCACCAAGGTTTTTTAAGAATTCTGCTTTCCCTGCCTGAACACCATTTAGAAAACCTTCGGTATATCCCAAAATGTTTTTCATGTCTTTTGCAAACTGCTTAGAATCGGTTGTGACTATCATAGGTCACCAGCCTGATTGTCTGAACGTTTTAGAATGACTCTGTAAAATTCAACATTTCCGAAAGGACCAACAAATGGGTCAAAGGTTGCTATCTCAAACAATGTAGATTGACCAGAACGTGAGCCAGATGTTTCCATGTAAACCAGATTTCCATTTTTATCACGAATGTTTGTAATCAGAATATTGGTTAATGAGTTTTTCTGGTCTTCGGTAGAAAATCTAATGTCGCTTTTTACCCTACCAATGAGAACTGTGTCTTGCAACAGCTTTGCTTCTGGCTTTATCTCTTCTTTGTTTGCCGTCCCTGCTGAATTAAACTGACAAGCAATAGTCTTGTCTAATACCCAGTTTTTAGTCACAACACCATAACCTGCTCCAAGCTCAACAATCGGATAGTAAACATCTGCCAACATTGGGAAGGTAAAGTCTGGTGTCTCACAAATAACCATTACAAAACTCCTGGGCGTGTAACTGGCTTCTTATATTTTTCTAGAATCTTATCTACTAGAATGTTACCAGTGCCCTGAAATACTGCTTTATCAAACTGGATTCTAAATTGGTCTGTATTATATGCTCCAATATAACGCTTATAGTAATCTAGTCTTCCACAGCTAATATCTTCAATAAGTAATTCTGCAGCCCTCTTAATATCTGATGGTACATTTATATATCCAACATCAGCATTGATTCTATAATCATATTCTCTGGGAAATCCTGTATAGCCATAAATTAGTGCTGCATAGTCTGAGCTTGATGCTGGTAACAATACAGGTGCAGACTCACTTCTATTAAGTTCTCCTGTATATGTTTGAGTAATTGCAGAACCATCTTTAGTTAACTCAAATGTTTTGCTTGTTACCAAAACATTATTTTCATAAACAGAATTAATTTTTATAACCCTATCCCAAAGTGGAATGAAGTCGCTGCCATTGCCTATTGCAAGAATATCCTTCTTTTCATAGTAAAATCCATCATTAACAATTGAGTCAATTATTGCTCTTGCAAGTTGTTCATCTGTTGCATATGAAGCAATTTCTGTTGCAGTAGTACCCTTAGTATTTGGGTCTGTGTATGGTCTACGAACCTCATAAAAGTCTTCAAAGATTAGGTTTGCTGATACAGGTGTTGTATGACCAGAATATACCTGAACCCTATAATCTGCATCATATTTTAAAGGAACAGAAATTGTTACCTTTGATGCTGATGTTGTTGTAGCCTGAACTGCGTCCATGGCAACTGTTGAATCTTTTAAATCTATTACATTAATTGTTACAGCAGTTGCTGCATATCCTGTGACTACGACATCAAAAGAGAACTTTTGTGTTCCCTGATTAAATGGTGTAGTAGTTGTGTGTACTCTAAGAATTTCCACTAATTATCAAACGCCTCTTTAATTTCGGCTGGAGTTGCCACTCTAATGTGACCCCTAGTTTTCCACTTCTCAGCCTGTGCTGGTGATACAAAATTATATCCACGCTTTACTTCTCCAACACCATCCCAAAAAACATTTTTAGTTGAGAAAAGTGCTACAGTTTCCTTTTTAGTTTTTGGCTCTTCTACAGTCTTCACTTGGTCTTTACGATTTGCACCAGGTGAACCAATTGCTCCGTCAACTACTATAATAGATGATGCTGGCTTACTTTTCTTTTTATTGGGTGATGTGATTACGCCATTAGTGTCTGTTTGAATACCAACCTTTGTTGTGGCTGATGTTACTTCTAGGTTTACCTGAACGTTGTCTACTGCAACGTCAACAAGTGTATCATTTAATGTTTCATCTGACATGATTTCCTCCAATTTACATTATAGCAGATAAAAAAGTAGAAAGGGGCAGAAGCCGAAGCCCCTGCCCCCTCTAAGTGGGATAACTCAAGATTATAGGCTTGAGTCGATTGAGTCGCTGTCAACGTATGCGATAGCGTCCTGCTCTTCCCACTGAATACCAAAACGTACGAATACGGTGTATTCAATGGTGTCTTTCTTAGGAACGTACTGACGGTTTACAGTGATGTCTCTCTGGAAACCCCAAATACGGTTGCTTGGGAAAGTAAGGTCAACAAAGCCCTCTGGGTAATATGGAACTTCCATAACAGGAATACCTAGTACACGAGTAACACGAGCGTCACCTAGTACTTGGTCGTTACCATTTAGGTAAGTGTTACGGTATTCATATGACCAGATGTTGTTTGCCGCTGTACCATTGTTGCGTACAATTCCCTGGAATGCTGAAGTTCCTGCGTAGAACTTAAGACCATTCTTTAGAGCACGGTACTTACGTGGTAGACGGTCTACAACTTGCTGTAGAACCTCTGGTGTGAATGCGTTGTTAGCTACAGTAGCAACATATTCGTGTGCATAGCCATCGGTCTTGGTACGGCTTACGAAACCTTCCATAATGTTAAGGAAGTTGTTCACCCCTGTACCAGTACCGTTGATTGCTAGGTCCTCAATGTCATTTGCGAATGCATTTGTCATTAGACGGACTAGGTGGTCTTCAAGAGCCGCACCTTCAACGTTGTCTTCTAGAGCTTCTGCTGAAACTTCCCAGTCAAGACGAATCTTCTTTGTAGTAAGTTCGACCTTAGAGAATGTTGCACCAGCGTTGGTGTATGTTGCGTCACCCTGGTTGGCTGCACGAATAACACGCTCTCCAACGTTAACCTTTTCAAGTTCCATTGTGTTGGCTCGCATTGTTACACGGCGACCGTCCTTGGCTAGGACTGTACCGTCCCAAACATAATCGATAAATCTACGAGCCTGTTCTGGACGTAGGATACCGCTGGCTGCAGAACCACTAGGGGTTACAGCGTTAGGACCAGTTAGTACACCATATTCGGCAGTTGGAACGTTTCCAAGAGTTGAAGCTCCTGGGTTGGTAACGCCACCAATGCCACCTGAAGCGAAAGCACCTTCTGAGTTAACCTCGTTAGCACCTGCTCCTGGATAGTTTTTAATAATTTCTTCCGACATAATTGTCACCTCCTAGTGATTTTTATTTGAATAAATCGGTTGTCTTGAGGAAACGACCGTCCCATAGGGATTTTTGAACCTGTTCTGGCTCAAACTGTACGACATCACCGATGTCGCCAGACTTGCGGAAAGCAGTATCGGCTTCAACAGCGTCTACTCTCTTTCCAAATTCGTTAAATACATCCTTTGATTCCTTTACCTCAGTTTTTACGGAATCAATTGATTTGTTGAGTTCATCAACCTGAGCTTGTAGGCTCTTTACGATTGATGCAAGGTCGCTAAAGGCTGATGTTAGAGTATCCTTGATTTCTGAAACTGCGTTAACAACTAGTGTCTTCTCAGTGTCTTCGTCTGCTGGAGATACCTCTTCAGCTTCTTCTGCAGGAGCTTCTTCAGCTACCTCGTCTGCTACTGGAGCATCTTCGGTAACTTCTTCTGCCACTACTTCTTCAACTACGGCATCTGCCTCTGGAGCAACCTCTACTGTCTCAACTGTGGTTTCTTCAACCACTTCATTTGTTGCGTCAGTCATAGGACTTTCCTCCTTTGTTATCTTAGAAGTTTTAATGCCTTTAGCACTATCAACTAAGAACTTTAGCATTTCTGTTTTTTCGTTATCTGATTTTTCAACGAAACCAATGTTCTGCATAGGTAGACCACTTGTTGGGCTGACCTCTGTCTCATTCTCTGAAAGCAATACTAGCCCAGATTCTGAGTCCCAGAATACATTTTCGATAATTGTGTCAACGCCCTTGATAACGTCAACACCATCTACCTTTTCAACAGAAAGAATATTTGCAAATTGGTTAGCAGGGGTATCTACAAGAGAAAGCTCAACTAGGTCGTAGTCTTTAATGATACGAACTTTTGAGTCCATCTTTTCATCATAGCCATCATCCCACTTGTTCATCTTACCACCAATTGAGAAACCCGAAAGGGTTCCATCCAAAACCTTTTCCCAAGTGTCTTGAGCACCCTTTGAGATATAGGTTGAAACATAAATACCAGAGTACATCTTCTTTGTCTCTGGGTCGAAGAATTTATCTTCTTTAAAAGAAATCATCTTACCAACAGCAACAGGTTGGTGCATTTCACGGATGTTTCCACGGAATTTTTTAAATGCATTCATGGATGCTTCTGGTGTAACAATGTCATTCTGCTTGTCTAGGTTATCAAGTGTAGCAAAGCCAGAAACGATTCTTCGTTCCTTGTCTACTTTAGAGAATGGCATCGAAAGACGAACATTGTCGCCATCGGTATTCCAATGAGCCTTTTGAATAGTCATATTAATCTTATTATATACCCTTTTTATAAATACTGTTACTATATTGTAACATACTTTTTATTGGACTGCTCTACCCTCGCCTTGAGCGTTTCTACCAGAAATAGTTGCTGTGCTGTCTGAAGCATTATTGGCTCTTTGTGCATCACGTTGTCTATTCCCTGCTAGATTTGCTCTGGCATCAGTGGCTTGTCTTGCTGTCATTTGAAAAGCCTGGTCACCATCTGGTCTTTGTGGTAAACCAAGAACTTCACGAGCCTCATTAGGAACCATAATCTGTGTCTTAACATAACGCTCAAGAATTTGTGACTGTGCAATTTCATCTGTAAGAGTAAGTTCATTAAATTTAAGTTCAAGTATGTCTGTCTTTTCTTTAATAATTCTGTTAATAAGCTTTTCAATGTTGCGTTGTGCTGGTCTTGCTACCTGCTCTTTGAATGTACGGTCTTGTGCTAAGGCAGCTGCAATAGATGCTGCATCACCGCCACCAATTTTTGATAGTGGAACTTGGTGAGCAACCAAGATATCATCACGGTTACGAATTCTGTATTCATTGAAAGATGCCTCCTGTACTCCATTTTCAATTGGTTCCATTTTAAATTCAACCTTGTTTGTGTCTGAGTCTCCTGGAAGCGGAATGTAGAGTGTACGGTGAGACTGACCCTTAAGACTTGTCTGTAAAAATCTGAACATCTTGTCTTCTGCGTCAGACGATAGCTTTGCACCCTTTAGGGTTACAACATAACGAGGAACAGCTTTGTTTCCAAAGTAATCGATGTTATACTGCGAGGCAAGCTGGTCGCCCTGCAGTGCTGTAATAGCAGAAATAATATCTGGAACGCCATAGTAAGTGTTTAGTGGAGAGTATTGCTTAAAGTGAATAATCTCATTTGGTCTTGGGTCAGACGTAATTGGGTTTGGATTCTTTGCACCAAAGTTACGGAAATAAACTACTTTCTCGCCAATAATCTGAACATATCCATCTTTTAATCTACGTACACGCATAGTGGTTGTTGGAATATGTCCAACATAACCAATCTCTCCAGTAACAGTTCTACCAATCTCTAGGTAACCGTTTCCAGTTGACTCATAGTCTGTAAATACTTTCATCATTGTGTTTGTAAATGAATCTTCATCATTTAGTGTTTCAAACCATTCTTTTAGTTCTACCTTGGCACGTTCGATACGAATACGTGCTCGTTTAATTGCAGCTTCATCATCCATTGTTTCTAGACGCATTGCTGTTCTGGCTGTGGTCTGAAAATCATAACCAAGACCAACAATATTTTCTACCTTTGCCTCAATAGCAGCATGGTTAGCAAAGGATGTGTCGTAGTAGTTTGCAAGCTCGTATAAGTTCCATGGTGGGGTAATTACATCAAAAAGACCATAGCCGTTCTTAAATACTTTTCCTGGATTTAATTCTTTAGACTTTGCTCCACCAACACCAGAACTAACAGCCATGGCACTGTCTAGATATGCATCACTCATGTCTGCCTTTGACATTCTTGCAGAGCGTCTCTTAAAGTTTACGTCAAGACCATTGAGACCTTTTAGGTCGTCCCATGACTTAACAAATGGGTCTTGCTTTTTAAACAGGTCTTCGTCTTGCTCAAATTCTGGCAGCGATGCACCAACAATGTATTCGTTCATTACTCTTCATCTCCATAAAGTGCGATAGTCTGCTTTGCTGCATGAACTGCACCCAGGTCATTTAAGTTTGGAATAAGCCCTTGCTTCATACGGTCTAGCTGTTCGCTGTGTTCCTCGTCTGTAATTCTTCCAAGACCAGGATAAAATACTGGGTGACCATTTGGCTCACCAAAATGCGTTGCTGCATCTTTTAGTTTTGCAATCTGTGCTGGGTCATTTTTCTTTGATGGAATGTTTAGTACGTTACCTTCGCCATCTGTAAATGGCTTTCCATTCTCACGAATCCAGATATAGATACCCCAGTCGTAGTGCTTTTCAATTACTTGAATACGTGCTTTGCCCAGAGCTTGCTCAATTGGGTCTAGTTTTTCTTGTTTCATAACCACTAGTATACCACATTATGTCGCTGGAAGTATTGTTGTGGTCTTAAAGGTGTCAGAATATGACTTGTACTCGTAGTCTCCTACCTTAAGTTGATAGCTTGTATTAGAGTCAAATACAATTTTGTTAGTTCCTGTAAATGATTTATAGATTTCTTCTGGACTTATCGTTATTACTTTTGTTGTTGTAGAACCAGATGTAACATAATATCCCCAGGTTTGGTTATCTACGGTACCCCAGGTTGTTCCAACACCAGACGGATACTCTACCTCATACCAATATGTAACGTCTGGAATGGTTAGTTCTTGATTTGCAGTTGCCTGATAAAACGAAACATTGTTTACCAACATTGGATATTTAATTCTAAAGTATCCTTCGCTTCCTGCAAAACTAAACAATGTTTTAAATCTAATTCCTATTGTATTCCACTGCCTAAGAGAAACAATTGGATTTGCTACAAGTTTTCCATTTAAGAAAAACTCTACGTCAGTTGAGCTTGAAGAAATAATGCCTCTAGAATTATCTCCACCATTAGAATCGATGGTGAAGGTTACTGATGATGTTCCATTATAGATTTCTAGCATTGTTGCTGCAGTCGTCGAAAATTCATCTAGGTCAAACTTCATGGTTATTTGAACAGAGCTAATCTTGTATGGATTTAGCAGCTCTTCGTTTAGGTTTATCTGAAGACCTCTATTTGTCCCAGAGTCATAGTTTCCAATCATGGAGATTCCGCTTTGATTTGACAAATATAGGTGAGGAGAACTTCCTTTGTAAATCTTAAACTCATTTTGAGTCTTATAGTTATATGAGCCAGAAGAATATGTATAAGGTATTACATCAGTTCCGAATCTTGTTCCGACAGGATTTTCTAGAACATCGTTTAAAGACTTAGGGGCTATTTGCAAAGACCTTACGCTAATCGGTGTATTGATTACTCCATCCGACTCTATGGTCATATGTATTGCTAATGCATAAGCATCTAAAGAGTACCCTCCGTCTGTTGGCATATAGACTACAGTTCCGTCTATAACTTCATATTTTTTTGTTGCCCATCCAGTTGCAGGAACGTGAATACCATTTGCTGTAGCAGAAATTGTTGTAAGGCTATCTAGGTCTGCATTTGCTCCAGAAGAAATAGACTGAAAGCTAACATATGTTTTAACCTTAGAGTTAGATGTGTCTATATTTGTTCCAGACAAAATTAGTGATGGTGGATAGTTTACGTTAAACTGAACAAAGTCCAATTCATAATAGTCATTTCCACTAGAGTCTTTTACATATTTTGCCAATGACTGCAAAGGAACATAGTCCTGCCACCTTGAGCTTGTAGAAATATCTATGTAGCTACGACCAACAATTGTACGTGAAACTAGCGTATAGCTTGATGTCAGTGTTTGAAGGATGGCGTAGTTTGCATCTGTATCAGACATTATTCCATTTGAATCAAACAGCGTTGAGGTTGCTGCTTTTGCAATTTCCCTGCTCTTTCCAGTACCAATTCCAATACTATAAATCTTTCCAGCAAATGTGTCTGCTGAATCTAGGTCTTTATTTCCACCAATATAAATTTTTGTAAGAGAAGAGTTTCCAAGAAGTGTTTTAACTGCAGGGTATGCAGTTGTCAAGACATCGATGTCTAAGCCAACCGCAAACAGGTCTCCTACGGCAATTGAAGAAACTGTCTTTAGGGTAGTAACTGTACCAGCAATTGATGTTTTATAATAAACAGAGCCATATTCATAAGTAATTTCTAGATAATCTTCTGTGTAGTCATTTTCTAGCCTTATCAGTGTTTTTGGAACACCAGAAGAAGAGTCTGCAGATACAGCTTTAAATACTCCATAAATTATTTTTGCTTGGTCATTTAGAATATCTAAGTTTTCAATCAGTATGTATCCTGACTCGTCTGTTCTAGTCCATCCTGATGGCTTCAAAGAAAAGCTGTTAACTGTTTCTGTTTGTGTTTGGTTTCCAGTAGAGTCTATAAAATCTTTAAATGTTCCTTCTGCAAAAACAAAGCTTGGCAACTCATATGATGGTGTCTTTAAAATATTTTCAGCTACTTGGGTATTGTCTGAGTACCCCTGCTTCCAATTATTTTTTGAACCGCTACCATAATTATGATTGTTTACATATTTTGCAAATGGGTAGTCAAATACCGCAGCCTTTCCTGCATAAGCTTTTACTGACTTTGTTGGAAAGTCTACTGCCTGAGCATAACCGTATCGTCTTAGAGATAAAACTTGATTTATTTGATATGGATATATAGCAACACAGTCTAGCTCATATGTTCCGATTTCAGATGTGCTATAGAATCCAACAAAGTTATTATCTTTAGAATTTACTTCTGATTGTGCAAAAGTTATTTCTGACATATCTATTGTTTTAGAAGAAATCTGTTCTCCGTTTAGGAACATAGACATATTATCTGGGGACAGACAGAGCTGAACGAGCATTGGTCTACCCCACTCACCAACAAAATGAGAAATGATGTTGTTTCCAACTTTATAAATCAGAAATGGTCCATCCACATATAGACCATCGGTAGTTGACAATGGACCAAAAATCTTTGTTGCTGATGTAGTCTTTGGATTTATTCTTAGCCACATTTCAAATGTTGTTTTATTGTACTGACCTATTTCATTTAAGAATCCATAAGCTGGAACTATTAACGATGCTTCGCCAGACAAATTTTCTGATATAACAGTAGAACTTCCTGAGCCGTAAACCATTGGCACAGAGGCGTTTCTTGCCGAAATCACATTTTTATTTACTAAATAATATCCAGAATCTGTTCCTAATCCATATGCTTTTGCTTCTATATAGGAGTCATCTGCTGTATTGCCGTCAAAAAATTCTGATGCTGTTGAAGATATCTCAAACATTGCGGCATCAAAATACACTGTCTTACCAGCATCTCCAACAGCAAATGTTGTTGTTGAATATGTGTATGGTCTTGCATATGCTGCACCAGATGGTACGGTTGCTGTTACAGTAACTCTTGTCCACTCTGATGTTGATACTGTTGTAGTTGTTCCATTAACACCACTTCCAGTAATAAATGTTGGGGTTGCGTCATAAAAATCTATATATGAACGATAAGATTTTGCTGTATCAACGTCTTTAACATAAATTGAATATGTTACAACTTGACCAGGTGTAACTGGTGGCATATAAGTGCTATTTGGAGAACAGTTTATTCCAGCAGTTTGTCCAGAAGAGCCAACGGTAAAAAGTGCAGAACGTGTTCCCACATATTGAGATGTGGTTGATGTTGCAACAGTTCCATTTCTAACGCTCCATCCAGTTGTAGCAGATTCAAAATTTGGCTGCTTAATATAATTTGTTTTTACTGAGCCATTTGCATTTGTTTTTGTGCTTGTGCTTAAATTTACTGTTCCAGTCCAAGCATAAGTATTTCCAAAAGCAACTGTACCTGGAATAGCTGTCGAAGATGCACCAAAAGATGAAGAGTTAAATTCTTCTGCATACTGACCAGCGGTGTATCCAGATAAATATATTTCATAATCGTCTGTTGCTACGGTGTTTTTATCGTAGCCTATTTCAATGCTTAATGTTGCTCCATACATTGCTGGGGTAATCAATGTTTTTGATATAAACACCCAAGAACCTGCTTGTGAAGAATTAAGAGTATATGATTCAGTATAAGTATTAGTAGCTGTGGCTTTAAAAGTAATTGTCTTAAAATATGGGTTTGTAAAAAATACATAAATACCTGCAGAAAAACCACCAATAGGAATGTCAAATGTTCCCAAAGATAATGTTGCTGTAGCATCTGGATTAGATGTTGTTGAAGATGGTTCTGGAACAGAAACTCTATATACTACAAAATTATCAACAGGTCTTTTTGGTTGTGCCAGAATCCCAACCTCTGAAGCAGATACACTTGCCGATGGAGTCCATGTTGTAAGATTTCTATTTGCTTCTGAAATAATAGATAGGTAGTCAATGTTATCATCTAGGGTAAATAGGGCTGATGGATGCTCTGCAAATATTTTCTCTGCATAAAGATTAGAAGGATTAGCCATGATGTTACTATTTTAGCACATAAAGAAATGCCCTGCCGAATTAACGACAGGGCATAACTTATGTTATTTAATTTTTGTCTGGAATCTTAATCTCACAGTAATCGGTGGTGCAATATGCCTCACCCTGTGCTTCAAGATTATCCACACCATCGTAGATTGCTGAGAAATCAATCTTAGCAATTCTACCAATGTAGTAGTCATACTCTTCTTCTGAGATTTCTGTGTATGGCTGTTGCTCATAAACATCATTACCCATTGGAAGGAATGATACAGCCTTTAGCTGACCCTCGTACATATTAAGTACAGAAGCAACGTGCTGTTTTTCAGTTTCCTTATCAAATGACAAGGTTACTGACACACCATTGTCTGACCAGTACTTTTGAGCAGTAGCAGCAAGTGCCATCTTCTCAAAGATAGTTACATCCTTTTCTGAACGCTTAATGCCTGAAGAAATTGGGAAGTATACTACTGAAGTATTGTCTGAGTATAGTGCTGGTTCTACCTTGTACCCTGCTGCCTTGAAAAGGTGTAGCATTGGGTCTGTGTTTCCAAAACGAATAGCACGTAGGTAGAACTTGCCTCCTGGCATCCAGTGGACACCTGGAGTTGCTCCAGATAGAATTGATACTGAGCCAGATGGCTTGACTGTAGTTACACGAATTGATTCACGAACACATAGCCACTCTGAGTATTTTCTGTCATAGAAACGAATCTTGTTGTAACCCTCGTCCATCCATTCACGAGTTGCTGGTAAACCATGAGCGTCAGCAAATGATGCAATACCAGTTAGTGATGTTCCGATACGACGGTTACGTTGCATAATACCATTGGTTTGCTGCCAGTGCGTAGGAAGAAGTGTTACAGTCTTTCCGTACAAGTAAGCAAACTTTAGAGTGCGTAAGAAGTCTTCCTTGCTCTCGTGACGGTTTAGGTGAACCTCAACTAGGGTACATAGTTCATATGACTCTAGTGGCTGTTCTGCACATGGGTTGAATCCCATAACACGGTAGTCTTTGCCATCTGCAGGGTCTGCTAGGCGACCATAGTTGCGAGCAACATCTAGCCAGATAAAGCCTGGCTCTCCATTGTCTGCAATGCGGTCAACATACTGTGTGTAGTCCATACCAACCTTGGCAGAAATAGAGTTGTTTGACATCCATGCCCAAGGGGCACGGTCTGGGAACTTCTCATAGTTCTTTAGGTTGATAAATTCTTCATCTTCTGCACCACCCAAAGCGAGGGTAGCAGAACGACGAACGTTACCTGCAACAACACAGGTTCCAATGAGGTTAACAATGTCAACGATTGCACGAGAGTCTAGTTTTTCTCCTGCACGTCCACCGATAACTTCACGAAGTTGATTATGTACCTTAATTAGTGGAGCTGGTCCAGAGGCTGTTCCACCAAAGCCCTTAATTGGAGCACCTTCGGGACGAATTAGAGAGTAGTCAAATTCTTGAATAGCCTGATTTGGTCTTAGGAATGAGTTTAGAAGCAGTCGTAGTGACTCTACCCATCCTTCACGAGTGTCTGGAATCTCGTAGGTTACTGCTGGCTCTACTGGTGTGTAGATTGGGAAGTTCTTTTCTGCACCAAGTGTATCAAAGCCTACACCGATACCTAGCATCAGGGCATCCATTACCCAAGCAAATAGTGCTCCTGGGTCATTCTTGTCTAGGTCTTTTGTAGATACCATCGCACAGTTCTGGAGGGCAGCTGAGTTACGCTTTTCCATTGTTAGTGGTGTACCAAATGTCCACATACCACGACCTGGTGGTGTCCACTTAAGGGTAAACATTCTGTCGAATGCTTCCTGTGCTGACTTCTGTGCCTTGTAGTCATTCCATGGGAGACGGTTCTCCTTTGCATGGTTTTTCTGGACAGAATACATACCTTCGATAACTCTGCGTACAACTTCGTACCAGCGTTCTTTAGTTCCATCTTCTTTGACTCGTGAGTAGGTTCTGACAAAGGTAATTTCACCTAGAGAGTTTCCACCTGCATCCACGAATCCAAAGGGTGATTCCGCTGTTTTGTACTTTTCTACAAAATCATTCGGTAGGGTAAATGAGAAAAATTCCGACATAGTGTTTCCACCTTTCCATAACTGTAATGTATAAAGTATATCACAGTTTTATGAAATGTCAAACACTATGCCCAAGTACCGATATCTGTTGTTCCTTCAGCACCTAGTGGAGTTAGTTTAAGATATGAGCCACCGTAAATTGTTCCAGTAACGCTACCACCTGCACCTGGTGTAAAGGCTAGTCTAATAGTAAAGTTTCCAGCAGTAGCAATATTAACGATACCTTTAACAAGTGCCCTAAGATATCTTGTAGTTCCAGTAGCAATTGTAATTGTGTTAAGTGATGGAAATGTAGTAGTTCCAGCTCTTAATACTCCAGATGTTGCTGCAGCAAGGCTTATGGCAGTTGTGCTATCAGAATATGTGTAGTAAAGATGTGTAGAAGATGGTACTGCTGGTGAACTTGGAGAACCTGGTGTAACAATTAATGTTGAAGAGTTGCTAGCTGTAGTTGCAGTAAGTAGCAATACCATTTCTAATTCATATGAGCCTACTGGTAGATTAATACCATTTGTTCCAAATGCACTATATGTTGCTGCTACACCACCAGATGTATTAATAAGTGTTGTATTATCTGATATTAACATCTTATAATAAGTTGCAGGAACAAGAGCAGAGTCGTAAGTAAGTCTGCCTGTTCCAGCTCTACCCAATGCTTTAGAATCTCCATTTCCAAAAACAACATAAGCATTTGCAGCATTTTGCTGACCTCTAATGCTTAGTGTATTTGCTGTATTAATGTCACCAATCCAAGTATCGTCACCAACTTTAAAGTTTGTTCCATTACCATTGTTTGTGGAAAGAACTTGGTCAGCAGACACATTTCCAGCAAGTGTTAAAGTATTTGCAGATGCGTCATAAGAAATGCCAGAAATGTCTGTATGTGGTGCTTGGTTTCCTGTAGTATTTGCTGCTACCAAAACAGGATACATCGTGGTGTCTGATGCATTTCCAGTTGTCGTAGAAATATTAATATTGTTAGCATTTGTAGCTGTTGGAGCAGTACCTCCAGATACAGCAACATATGTTCCAGATAGGTCAGGAATATCTGCTGATACTAAGGCACGGAATGATGGTGCAGCACTAGGACCTCCAGCAGGACCAGCAAGAACATAGTTTGTAGTCTTAGAACCATATGGATTTGTAGTGTCTCCGTATCCAGCAGATGCTGCTGAAATTGCTGTTCCATTACCAGAAAGAAGTCCTGTGATAGAAGTAGAAATTGTAATTGCTGGAGTAGTTGTTGCGTTTGCTACTGTACCTGCAAAACCATTGG